TCAAATCTGCAACTATCACACCGAACCCGGTTGATTGTGGTAAGACATTCGTTATTTCTGTAGAGGTAACAGACTAATGACCACGCAGGTATGGGGCTTGCTTGGCAGCAGTAAGATCATCTTCGACCGAACAGATGGAAATATCTGGAAGGTGACAGTCCCATTTTTAGAGAGCGGCGAGTATATCGTCGCTCTTTATGCGTTGGATGATGCAGGAAATCAGGCTTATGTGGCAACGATCCTGTACGTGGTTGATTTAGAAAATCTCCGGTATGAGATCAAAATGCTGGATTATGCAAGTAAAGTGCATAGAAAAGAATATTGCGTTGTTGCTGGCATACAGGATAACAGATATTCTATCCATGCGCAGATGCAGGATTATTTGATTAAACAGGAATGGTTGGACTACTCCGTGGAGCAGGAGATACTGGAAGGGAGAGTGGCTTATTTTGCAGAAGACGCTGCGAATGTATAAAGGTGAAAAACGAAAATTGTATGTGACAGTGACTTCATGTGATGAGTTACCCTTTCAGATTACAGATGCGCAGTATGAATTCTGGAATTGCGATATGGATATGCGGGAGGCGGAAGGTCGGTGTGAAGTGGATAATCATACACTTGGAATTACGATATGCCCGGCGCATACTGGAATGTATAAGGTGGTATATTTTTTAAAAATTGCTGATGAAATAGTAATTCAGAAAATATTAATCAGAGTAAGTGAAACATAGATAGAGATGGGAAGGTGAGGTGATGGCAAACAGTAGTAATCTGATGCCGATTGAACTGTTGAACGCGAGACGAACACGAGAAAATGCAAAAAAAGCAGGAAAAGCATCTGGAGAAGCAAGAAACCAGAAGGCAAACTTTAAAAAGGCATTGAATCTGCTTCTGACAGCACAAGTTGAAACGGAATGGACGGAACAATTACAGGCGTTAGGTTTGGACAGCACCTATGAATCCGTAATAAATGCATCTATGATTTTACAAGCTGCGCAGGGAAATGTAAAAGCTTATGAAGCGATTGCAAAATATGCAGGTCAGTTAAATCCGGAAGAAAAACAGGAAGATAATCAATCTCCGTGGAATATACCAATTACTGATATAACATCTGATTTTGTAGAACCATATCGTGCTGTACATGCTGCATTTTCTGGAGAAGAGAATATACGCGAGATCGTGAGCAAGGGCGGCCGTGGTTCAATTAAATCAAATTTCTGGGCAGCGGTTGCAGAAGAAACAATATACCAGGATCCGGAAGCACATGTGGTTTATACCAGACGTTACAAAGTCGATCTTCGTGGTTCCGTATATAATCAGTTTATGAAAACGGTAATCCGGCATGGTCATCTGGAAGACTGGGAATTTACAACCAGTCCGATGGTGGCAAAATATAAGAAAACCGGTCAGTGCGTGATATTTGTTGGAGCTGACAAACCCATCAGTTTGAAATCATATAATTTGTCATTTGGTTATGTAAAACTACTGATCCATGAAGAATGTGATGAGATGGCAGGAATCGAGCAAATGGATAACATTGAAGATACTTTCCTGCGATCAGATACACCGGCGCTAGATGTAAAAGTTTTCAACCCGCCCAAAAGTAAGAATAACTTTATGAACCAGTATGTGGAGGAATGTCGGAAGAAAGCGGAAACCAGGGTGTTTCATAGCTATTATTTTAATGTGCCGGTGAAATGGCTTGGAAAACGGTTCTTTGAACGTGCGGAATGGTTCAAAATCCATAAACCAAGGTATTATGCGAACAACTACATGGGGGAAGTCACCGGAACAGGCGGGGGAATCTTTGAAAACGTGGAAGAACGTGTGATTTCTGATGAAGAGATCAGTAACATGCCGTATTTTGACTATGGTCTGGATTTTGGTTTTGAACATCCGCAGGTATTTATCAAATCCTATTATGATCAGGATGAAGATATTCTGTACTGTGTGGATGAAGTGTATTCCAAACGCTGCAAAAATTCGACCTTTGCACGAAAGATTAAAAAATATATGGATGTGGAGATCATCTGTGATTCTGCCCGCCCGGATTCGATTGCGGAGATGCAGGACTGGGGATTCAATGCGACCGGAGCCGTGAAACGATGGGGAAGTGGACATGGCAGGGATTACTGCTGGGAATGGTTGCAGATGGCAAAGAAGATCGTGGTAGATTCGGACAGATGCCCACATCTGGCACATGAGTTGACAACATTGGAGCACGAGCAATTAAAAGACGGCAGTTTCTCCAGCGAGTACCCGAAAATGGAGGACGATGACGAATAATGGAATCAATGGAATCCTGTGTAAAGACAAAATTAGAGCGGCTTGGATATCAGGTACATACTAAGCCATATGAATATATAGAAGAAGCCAATCGCTGGTATCGGAATGAATTGATTGATAATTTCCATAAGAGGACATCTGTTACAGGTGGACTTTATGAAATTGACCGTATGAACTTTGCAAAGCGTGGCTGTGCGGATGATGCAAACCTTTGCGAGATTATTGATATCAATGTCGGTGAGGATGCGCAGAATGAATTTGTACATGCTGTATTGGAAAATAACCGGTTCGATACAATGTACCGCAGGCAGTTGGAACGGATGTCGGCAGCAGGCACGGTTGCCGCTTATGTGCGCTTGGATAATGCGACTTATCTGACCAATGGAAAAGCAATCAATGGCGAAATAAAGCTGACATATTGCTACGCAGAAGATTATATCCCGCTGCGGATTGTGAATGATGAAGTGGTGGAAGTAGCGTTTTCTTCTACGAAGTTGGGAAAAGACGGGAAACAGACCACGCTGGTTATGTTTACGCAGCAGGGAGAAAACTACCGGGCAGATACCTTTGTATTTGACAGATCTGGAAAAGAGATTGAAGCATACTGGATCATTCTTGGCGATGTGAAGCCGTTTGCGGTAATGCAGGTAGCAGAAGTGAATAATATCCGGTATATGGATGGTTTTGGTTATCCGAAAGTATACGGCGCTATCCCAACGCTGAAACAGATTGACCTGTGCCACATGATCTTGAATGGCGATCTGGAAAAAGGTGAAAAGTTCGTACTCACAAATGAAGCCATTGTTGAAATTGATAAAAAGACTGGTAAGCCAAAGCCGCGCTCAAAGGAATGGAAACGGTTGTTTGTATTGCTTGGCAGAAAACCAATAGATGGAAATGGATATATTCAGGAGTACAATCCGAAAATCAGGGTGGATGAAATTCAAAAAGCATTTGAATTATGTTTGTCTTTATTTTCAATGACATTTGGCTTCGGAAGTAAAAAATATATCTTTGAACAGAATCAGATTCAGACAGCAACCCAGTATATTGGTGAACGTCAGGATTGCATGCAGGAACTAAATAAACAGAGAGAAGAAGCACGGCAGTACATTAAAGGTATTGTACGTGCTATTTTGTGGTTTTCCAATACCTTTCAGAATACGTCATTTGACCTGACAGCAGATATCTGCATTGATTTCGATGATTCATATATCGAAGATAAAAATACGCGCATGGAAAACATGAGAGCTGACGCACAGGCATTTTCGGATATTCCGGAATTTACAATCCGTTATATTGAGGAGCGTTTGAACATCAGCCGCGAAGAAGCAA